TCTGTTTTGCTATTTGCCTCAACCTCTTTGATATAATCTTCACACTTCTGAACTTCGTCATCTGAGAGATTGTTCTTTTCTTTGACGGCAATACTAAGTGCTTCAGTCGTTGGCGAGTTATTATAAGTTTCCGTGAATGATGTAATTTCATTGAATAGTGTCCTCTCCGTTCTGTCGGAGAAATATTCGGCTTTAATAAAGGGTAATACTTTTCTTAAATATTCATCATTATAAATTAATGATTTGATTATCGCTTGTTCCAGTTTCATCAATTACTTCCTGTTCAATATTGCTACTCATAATTTCTACCAACAAATCACCAATATAATTCTTAAAGGATTCATCCTTTTCTAATTTTTTTGGTTTATCAACTATTGATTCTAACACATCATAACCAAAAAGTAAATACATCAAGTTATCTTTTTCTTCAAATTTAACTTTACCATATTTAAATATAGTATCTTTATATGGTCCATCTAAAAATTTAACATGAACACCTTGCTCATCCTCTTTAGGATAGATGAAGCAATAATCAACTCCTTCAATCATCTTCAGCTCCATTCATAGTAACCACATCATCAAACAAATTTTCTTCTCCGCCTTGCATAATTTCTCCAGATGCAATTTGGTATTTGTCTTTAACATAATCTTGGAATTTTTTACTAGAAATTAATGGCAACCAAAATTCTTTGGTGTCGGTATCCTTAATACGCCATTTCTTTTCTTCTATCTCACCAGATATTGTGTCCACTCTTGAGTACCAACCATTAGTTGGTTTAATAACAAGGCCTGAATCAAGCGCAATATCAAGTAAGCCTGACCAACGGCTAATACCACCATCAAAAGAAACAGTAACAGGAATTTTAGATTTTTCTTTAACATATCGTGATTTCTCCACGTTAATTATAAAATTATAACCAACAATTTCTGTACCTTCTTTTTCTTGTTGGCGACCTATAATAAAAATATTATCTGCTGAATAATATGAACCCGTTCCGCCACCAACGATTGCTTTAGGAAACATACCAATTTCCATATAAGTGTGATTTACGACAATCATTGGAATATCTTTAAGGTTTAAGTGGGGAGTTACCATACGAAATAATGATTTAACCTGTTTAGCACGGGTCATATCACCAACCGATTTACCTTCTAATGCATCATCAACTTCTTTTTTCGATGCTAAATTACCAATCGAATCAACAACAATAATTAATTTATCATCTCTTTCTAAAACAGATAATTGTTGCATGATATCAAATTTTAATTGTTCGATATCTGTTAGTGGTGTGTGTAATACACGATTAGTATCAATACCAAAAGAATCAAAATAAGATTGTGGCGTACCAAATTCAGAATCATAGAAAAGAAGTGCAGCGTCTTTATATTTGTCCAAATAAGATTTTGCCATCAACAAAGAGAAAGCTGTTTTAAAATGTTTGGATGGACCTGCCCACATTGTAAGACCTGGTGTCAAACCACCATCAAGACGACCAGAAAGTGCCACGTTGATAATGGGCACCGATGTTGGAATCATATCCTTCTGTGTAAAGAATTTTGATTTCGATAGAATAGCAGATTCTTTAATACTACTATTTTTTTTGATTTTTTCAAGTATACTCATTTATTTTCCTTTTTCACGAAATGCTAATTCTGCCTCATAATCATACTTAGGTTCTAATTTTTTAACTGGTTCTAATGTTTCGGAATAAACACCAGGCGCATGTTGTGTTGTTACCTTTTGTACTTCTGTCGCCACATTCTCTTTTACTGTTGCAATGTTCTCTTTGGCAATTTCAATTTTATCTTCATCTAATTTTTTGGACTTCACCCTAATATTTTTGAACCATTCTTTAGTTTCTTCAACTTCTTCATCGGTCGGTCCTATTACTTCTTCTCTTGGTTTTAAATTAATATTTCCAGCTATCAATAATAACACGGCCAATGGGTCAAATACAAGCATAATAGCAAAGATTACCATACGCACAGCTTTGTCCAATGCACCATCTCCGTCACCGAAAAACATATCTGCCACATACTTGATTGGACCAACATCTGCCACAAGTTTATTGGATTCCCTTAACAGCGGCAAACGTTTCTTGTTAATATCGGTAAGTTCTTTTTGAGTATTTTGGATTTGATTATCCAAACGATTACTTGCTATTGATGGATCCTTGGCACGAGCAAGAAGATAATTTAATCTTTCTTCGGCAATCTTCTGTTGTTGATTGAGTGTTTTAAGTTCTACTGTATTTGCACCAGCATCTAATGTGGAATCAATGTGTGATTTGGCCAAAAAACCAAAAATGCCCATTGAAGTAATAAGCATAAGGATTACCACAGCAATAGTGAGATATGTTTTTAATAATACTGGTGCCGTCTTCCAATTACGATATAACCAAGATGCGGTTACTAATTTAGAAAATTCTAATGCTGAGCCCATAAACACAACTGGCCAAAATGCTCCAGAAAAGATTGCAGCTAAACCGATTATAGAATAATAAGCCGATATTCCTGACAAAAGAAATGCGGCAAGAAATACTAGGTATGTCATGAGAAAAAGTCCTCTAAGCTACTTACTTTTTCGGTAGACCATTTCATACAATTTAGAATTACTTTGATTGGTTCTAAAAATGATTTTTCAAATTGAGTATCATAATCAATATATTCCTGTAATTCAAACTCTTTTGGTAATCTAGATGGAAATGAAATCACCGTATCTTTAAAAGGATTAGGCATTTTGAGATAGGTATATTTTAACTTTTCACCTTCTTGTATGAGTGGATACTTTTTGGTAAGATTCTTTTGTTTAAGATAATGGTTATACAATATGGCACCTTTTACATGAATTGGTGTTCCCAATTTATATAATGTCAATGCGTCAGAGTATTTAGATAATCCATTACAACCACGTGGTGAGGAGATATCTTCGGCGGGAAGATTCATAAAATCTTTTTTTGCCTGATTAATGAATATATGAATATCTTCTTCGGTACCACGCATCATAATTGTGATAGCCTCTTTCATCTTCTCACGAATGGCAGCAGGAGTAGATGATTTAATCATTTCCAAACCCATCACCTTCATCTGAGGCTCTTTGTATTGGACACCTTCATTATTATACACATTTAAAATGTAACGCTTTTTGGCTGTCCAGATACCCTTATCAGACAAACCTTCTCGTTTCATCTGCATTTTTTGATCATATGCTCGCACATAATCTGCAAGTTCTTGATAGGAAGCATCGATAAACGGTTGAATTTTATCATTACAAACTTTATCCATAAACTTAATGATGAGTGCTGGATCAACCACTCTACCGTCATAAATTTTTCTAACAAGACCTTCAAGTCGTAAGTAAATCGAATCAGTATCGCTCGCAATAACGTAGTCATCTTCTTTTGTTCCTAACAATTTATTCATATATTCATTAAGTTTGTTTTCTATCCATCGAATAGACAATTGACCCGCTGTGGTGACACCAAGAGCCATACGCAAATCATAGAATCTAAAGTATTGCGAACCTAAAGCACCGTAAGCGGAGTTTAGTGATACTTTTTTTGCTAACTGAAGATTATCATAACGAGCAATTCGTTTTTCAATCTCGTATTTTTTTGAATCATCAGTTTCAATTTCATATTCTTTTTTTGCTTGTAACATTAATTTTTTAAACTTCTTCCGATCTTCATACATTTCTTCCATCATCCTAGGTAAGAAACCTTGTATGTCGGTACGAAAGAATTGGCCATTTGGTGTGATCGTGGCCTTTGATTTTTGTAACCAATCTAAATCAACTTTCTTTTCTAATAATTTCTCAACAGAAACACCAGAAGAAAGTATTTTTCGCATCTCATCGGTATAGTTTTCTGGATCAATAATTGTTTCAGGAGAAATATTATATTGCATTATTAAATGTGGATAAAGTGAATTTAGGTCAAAGCTGGCGACATAATGGTGCATACCTACCTGTACTTCTTTAACATAAGCACCCTCAAACGCAGAATCTTTTTCTTTAGTAATCCTTGGAGGAACAACAATATTCTTTTCAATTAGATAAGCATAAGTCAATGAATCCCACATACGAGTTTGTGCAAACACATCTTCGTAATTTGTTTTGGTATCATAAGCCAAAGTTACTGCCATTTCCAATAACTTTAACTTTTCTTCCATCTTGATGATGAGTTCTACGTCTTTGATATTATATTCAATAAACTTTTGATAGTTGTGTTTGTATAAATCATGTAAACTATCATATTCAGTAAACGAGAGTTTTCTTTCACCGAGTTCAACGCTGGCAATAGAATCAAGTTTATAGTTCTCCTGTGACTTACCGCCAGGAGCATACCATTTATATAGTTCAATATAATCAAGCGATTCAACACCCATTATATTATAGGCAATCATCTGTCTACCATTAATTACTGTTTTACGTTCACCTAGATAATTCCATGGTGATAACTTCTTGGTCGCATCTTCTCCAAGAATTTTACGGAAACGATTGATGATATAAGGTTCATCAAAGAATTTGGTATTCCAACCAGTCAAAATATCAGGACATTTTTTAGTCCAGAGTTCCATGAATTGTCTGCAAAGAGAATATTCATCTTTGCACTTTACATAAATTTCATCTCCTTGGGTTTCGTAGATGCCACAGCCAAACACATACATTGGTCCGTTGATATATTTGATAGCGATAGCAGTGATAGGTTCGTTGGCTTCATAAGGATTAGGAAATCCATTATCAGAACCAACCTCAATATCAACTACCGCAATGAGAACTTTTTCTTGATCATAATCCACCATACCTTGATATTGATCTGCAATAAAAGCATATTCAAACCGAGTTTGGCCATAAATTTTTGACGCATTAGAAACACCTTCAAATTGTTTAATGTAATCTTTAGCATCACGAATGGAACTAAAGATTTTTTGATCTAGATAATCACCATCTAGTGTGGTGAAATTAGTTATTTTTTTAGATGGTAAAAAAAGAGATGGAGAATATTCAATCTTCTCTTTTACTCTTTTACCGTTAACAATACCACGAAAAAGGATGTTGTTACCAAAAGATTGTACATTCGTATAAAAATCGTTCAAGTTAACCTGTAATCAAAGATTTGGTTGGTGGAAGAACAATACCAGAACCAAAAATTTGATTATAATTCTTAATGAAATCTTCTGCTGGTGTATAAGAGTATACTACATTCTTTTTAGAAATGACAATAGTTGCACCGCTCTTTTGTTCTGAGTGTAGTGGAAAAGGAGCAAATCCTATATTTGGTGTTCCATCTTTGCCACGAACTACGGCAATACCAACAGGATTTTCAAGTACAAATTCAGATTCAGATTCAGATTCAATTTCGCTAAGAACTTCTTCGCCTGTGATTAATTTAAATGCTAGAATTTTCATAATTTCTCCGAAAGGAAAGTTGGAGCGGTGGTCTGCTATGCTCAGATAATTCAAGAGGGTATCTCAAATCGTACTATTACACACCGCATTATTTGATAATTATACTACACAATTATACATTTGTAAAGCAATAAATACTTATATACCAAAATTAGAAAGGTTAAAATGAAAAAGCTATTGTTTGCTTTTTTCATTATGGTTCCTATGTTGGCCTTTGGACAGTTATCCAAAAAACCCGTTCAATGTTTTTCTACCGAAAATTTTCTTTATACTATTGATACTGAATATAAAGAAAAACCTATATTCTTTTATAGAAACGCAGTTACACAAAATAAAACTATCATTATAATGTTTCAAAATAAAGAAACAGGTTCTTGGACATTAATTGAAATGATTGGTGAATATTCTTGTGTATTAGCTACAGGTAAAGAAAATGTACTCTGAACATTATATCAATACCGCTATTGATTGTCAAGTATATTGGTTTTTATATTTGTATTATTTGCCGATGCGTTCAACCGTTCTTGCCTAAGTTGAATCTCAAGTTCAATTCTTTTAAATTCATCATCTTCATTTACAGAATTCTGGTCTGTAGGATTATAAGTATTCATATATTTGGTTGCGGAGGATGGAATCGCACCAACGGCCTCTGGATTATGAGTCCAGCGCTCTACTCCTGAGCTACTCCGCTATAACCTTTAATTACAAAAAATTAAAATGAATACTTAGCGCCTACGGTAAAAATATTACCATTATAGTTCTTGGTAATGTTATTACCTTTTTGATAAGAATAGTCTGCAACCAGATTAATATCTTTAACGACAGGATAAGCAACACCAAATCCAATCAATCCTGCGCCGCCGTTACTAGCCTTTAAAGTTTGTGGTTGTAGATAAGCTACACCCGCACGAACATTGGTCTGTACATCACCAATTTTATATACATCATAGCTAACTGTTGCTGTATAACGATTTAAATTGGTTACGTTTGATGTGCTACGGTCAAAAGTTAATTGGCCACCAACTTTAGCTAAACTCGGATCAATCTTACCAAAATGGTCACCAACAGAAACTCCAAGAGCATCTTCACTATATCCATTGGTGCCTTTACCGTATAAACCGTAAATACCAACTTCTGCAGCGGAAGCTACGCCGGCTACTAAAAATAATATTGCTAAAAGTGATTTCTTCATTTACTACTCCTTTTGTTAAAAAAATGTACTGCTAAATTATATATATGAACTATTTGTTTCTTTCTTTTTTCTTTTCGTCCAACAATCTCAATAGTTCTGTTAATTGTTGGGGGGTTAAAGTTTTTCCCCACTTTTGTTCTGTGTTTGATTTTATCATAATTTAATGAATCTTTAATGGCTCCTCAACCTGGACTTGAACCAGGGACCAACAGATTAACAGTCTGCTGCTCTACCAACTGAGCTATCGAGGAATATTTTGGTGCCCCTTGATAGAATCGAACTACCAATTCAAGATTACAAATCTAGCGTTATACCATTTAACTAAAAGGGCAATTTTTTATTCTGTAACTACAGGCTCAGTATCTTTACCAAATTGCTGCGTCTGTAATCGTTTTGCAATTGCTCTTTTAATTTTAGATACATGCTTCTTACGAGCGCCATCTAACATTTTAGTTAGTTGTGCAATATTAAGTGGACCTAAACGCTGTTTTCCTGTTTTGGTCAACATTGGATTTGCTTTACGAGTTTTTTGATTTGTACCTTTAGTTGCCATGATATAACCTCTCAATAATAATTATAAACTATTCAAAACGAATTGTCAATACATCTTCTTCTTTCCAACCTAAACTTTCTGGTACAATAGGACTATCAGGATTTTGAACACCTCTGAATACTTCCCATAATTTTTCTTTTACGGCAAATTTACTAAACAATCCTGATTCCATTCCGTGTGCTTCAATTTCCCATGGTTGAACCCAATAATCCAAATTATCTGAATCAACCTTAATACCCTTCCAACGAGTTAAGGTTTCATTGGTTTCACCATACACATATTGTTTAATGTGTGTCATTTCATGTGCCAAAGTTTTTAGAATTTCTACAGCACCAATTCCTGGATGCAATTCAATTTCAAATTCTCTAGCTTTACGGCTATTATTATATTCTAAAATTTGAGCGTATCCATAAGCATCTAATTTTGGATTAAATCTAATACGCAAGTATATGTTTTCTAACAACTTTTTGGTTAAAAGTTGATCAGCATAAAATAACGCCGCTTTTTTTACCCACGGACGAAATAGCTTTTTATCGGGACAACCGACTATACTTAACTGCATTTTTAGGTCTCTCCTTAATAAGTTGACCCAATAATTGCATAACTCCGTTGTTGCTCACATCCGCTTATTTATTCAATTTGCATCTCGTTGAATGACTTGGTGTTTAATTTCACCAGGTGAAAAGAACTGTCTTAAAGCAGAAATTACAGTATGTTCCGAAAAGTCTTTACAACTAAAAACATCAAGGTAAAGGTCTCCATTGTGGTCTAAAAAATGCCCAACAATACTTGAAGTTGTGATTAATTGTATTACGGTCCAACCAGCTTTATCGGTATTATCAGCAAAATGTACCAATTGTGGTTCTCCGTATGGTACCATTTCAATTAATCTTACCAATTCTTTTGTGAAGTGTTTGATATATTCAGGATCATTTGCTCGAATTAATTCGCATCCTTTTACATCAAGGATGAGGTGTTTTCCCCAGGCCATTGTATTACCTTTATGTGACATTTTTTTAGAAAATCAACGCCAAGAGTATCTCGGTAATGTTGACCAAAGTATACTATATTTATGCCGGCTGTATAAATTTGTTTTGCGCAATGTATACAAGGAGCATGAGTTAAGAACATTTTAGCACCTTCTCCCGATTCAATACTTTTAGCTAACTTAGCAATCGCATTAGCTTCTGCATGAATTACTTCTAATTTAGTTTGTGTGACTTGACCGCCATCTTCATGCTGTTCAATTACTTCTTCACACTCATTGGTCCATCCTGATGGCATTCCATTATAACCAATACTAATAATTCGGTCATTTTTTACAACAATGGCACCAACTTTTAATCTTTTAGCGGTAGACAATTTGGCAAATCGTTTTGCAACATCCATGTAAGCATCAATAAATTTACTTTTCATAATTATTTAAATCACCATTGGCCGTCATCAAACCAAACACGAATTGTTAAAGGTAGTAATTCTAATATAAACGCATCTTGTTCCCATGCTTCATTGGTCTTGAAATAATCAAAAGAAATTCTCCAATGATAAGGATTTAATTTTAGAATAATATTGCATCCGGAATATTTTAACCAATTCATAATATACCCAAGGCGTGTTTGGCAATTTTATCTTTTAACATGGATGGAATATCCAGATATGGCCATTCTAAAAAGAATGGACAACCTTGTTGACCCCATTTACTATGTGTAAGATATTCTTTTGCACAAACCATATCATCATGAAAAGTGGGATCAAAATTATTTCTTTTGTTTTGCAACATCATTTCAAGCTTATTCATTTCACAAACTCCATATTATCTTTTTTAACATAATGTAATCGTTGCAACTTATTATCAGGATAACTCTTTGTAACGGGAATAAAAAGAATACCATCGATCTCTTTGGGTTCCCAATTCGACCAGGTGTAATAGATTTCGTCATGATGCAAACGATTACGCACCTTACGAACAATTGGTTTTTTGATTTTCATAATATAAAGTATAACTCAAAAAAAGGGACCAGTCAAGGCCCCTTTTATTATTTACCGTTTGGGTAGTTCAACTGTTCCCATTCCTCATCTGTAACAGGCCACCAGTTCATTTTTTACCTGAACCAGTATTTACAAATGCATACATCTTTTCTGCGGCAGTTAATACCTCATCAAGACCTGGAAATGTTGGCATACCGACTGTGGTAACAACTTGACCAGTTTTTTCATCTTTAGCAACTGACATTTCCCAACCGGCAAATTTTGAGTGGTATTCCTCGGTGATAAGACCTTTGGCCATATCGAGGACTTCTGTGCGGATTTCATATCCGTTTTTGTTGAATTTTACTTCTGGTAATTGTGTGCTGATATCTTTTGACATTTTGTTTCCTCTGTGTGTGTGTTTAAAATGTAAATGCTTAATTGCATCTACAAGTATATTTATAACACAGTCCTACTGAAATGTCAATAGGCCTGTGGTTTCTTACCAATATTATACTTATGTGTCAGTTCCCAATCATCTTTTTCCTTGTGGGAAAGTATCTTAATCTGAGAAAGGAATATCGGTGGTGGTGTTTCAATCTGTTTAATATTTACCACTTTTACTAAACCCCAATCTTGTAGGAGTTTGGCAATGGCATTTCTACGAGATAAATCATTTTCGGAAATATCGGTTGGTTTACCATCTAATGCAAATAGTTCTTTGAAATGTACGATGTAATACTTACCTTGTTTGTGTAGTATATGACACGACTGGTACAATATTCTATCTTTTTTGGAAGCTACACCGATACGAGTAAGAGTTTCACGAACTTTTAAAAAGTCATCTTTTTCGCCTAGGGTAACTTCAACTAAATCAATAATTGAAATCATTACTTGGTCACTCCGCCTTTTGTTGTTTTTGCTTTTATTTCAGCGATCTGTTCATTATTAAGAATCCGCAAAGCTTCTTTAGCTTTCTCATTGGAGTAACCAAAGTACAGTTTGACACATTCTAAATCCTTGTCGACCTCTGATTTCTGCCACGGTTGAAATTTCCGTTTCATTGGTCTTATGGTATTTAGATAAAAAGAATATTGCTGATCCACATCAATCGATGGTCGAACATTCAATTCATTCACATAAAGCACGCAATCCATGTGATAGGATAAGGCTCGGTTGACTATAAAGGGCTTATATTCATTATAGTCCAATTCATCACGAAAGACACTTTTTTTAGTTTGTAGTATGGATGGTAAGATTTCTTTGAATAAATCCGGCATCACTTAAACTCACATTCCACCATAATTTCAGTCAAACAAGCTACCATATTGATTTCGTGGTCTGCTACAAAGGCCGCTTGATATTGGTACTTAGCAAGAATGAGAACCAATTGTGGAACTGATTGTGGTTTCAATATTTCATAAAGACCATCATAAAGTTTACGATAAACTTTTACAGGATCATTATCAAGATTAGAAGTAACCCATTTACGAGTTGATGCAAAGTCTTTTTCTTTTAAGGATGTAACCAGAGCATCAAGTTGTATATCAGCAATATTAGAAAGGACGCCTTTATCAATGTTGCCTGAAACAGAATATCGCTGAAGCTCATTAAGAACCCTACGATTGTCTGGAAAGTGTTTTGTAATAACCGCTGCGACAACCGCTTTGTCATATGTAATTCCTTCTTGTTCTAAAATCCACTCTACTCGTTTGAAAAAGGCAGCTGCCATTTTTGGTTTTGAACCATTAATCTTAAAATCGATAACGGAACACCGAGAATGAATCGGATCAATAATACGATTCTTAAAGTTACAAGTAAAGATGAATGAACAGTTTGAGGAGAACTCCTCGATGGCACCACGCAGCGCTGGTTGTGTGGAATTAGGATTTAGATAGTCTGCTTCATCAATAATGATTACTTTGCGGCCACCCGCAAGAGAAACTGACGAAGCATAGTTTTTAATTTTATTACGAAGAACATCAATGCCAGATTCATCAGAGCCATTGATAACAATATAGTCACAACCAACTTCTTCACAGAGGGCTTTAGCAATTGTCGTTTTACCAACACCTGCCGTACCCGATAATAATAAATTCGGTATTTCTTTTCTAACGACATATTCTAAGAATGTAGATTTGATTGCATCCGGTAGGATACAATCTTCCACTTTTTTCGGCCGATACTTTTCGACCCATAATAAATGTTCCATTCAAAACTCCCATAATATAATACAACAAAATTACTGCTTCAATTGGCCTTGAATTTGACCGACAACACTTAAATAATCTTCATTAACAGAAATATTACCATTCAACAAATTGATGAAAGTTTTTGTAAGTCCTTTATCGTCAGTATTCTCAAAAACACATACAACATATTTTGGATTAACTGCGATTGGAATGTTACTTCCAAATTCTGAAAAAGTTAGTAGCATTTATTCTCCAATTTTAGTTTCTTTAGCTTCAAAGGCAATCCAATACTGAATATCTTCTTTGGTGTTTTTAAAATGGCCAATTCCTTTGAAAGAAATTTTAACATCATAACTTCCAGGAATTAATTTGATATTTTCAGTTTTGAAAACAATCTTATACTTCTTACCATCACCAGTACCAACTTGAGTTGAATTGGTGTGTGTTGAGTTATCATTGGCATCAAAAGTAATAACTTCAATGATTTCACCGTCAGACTGTACTGCCACATTAGGTGAAGATAACACGCTAGCGTTTTTCATGATCCATTCATAATCTTCAGCGGTTAAGGTGAAGGCACATTCAGCAGAAGAAAGATTAAGTTCTTTTTCTGGAGGAGTGACGATCATAGATTTTTCGGTCATACGATAATTTGTTTTACGCTTGCCGCTTGTAAATATAACATTCTTATCATCAAAATTAAGTTCAGCGGAATCTTTGAATAATCCATGAACCGACAAAAATTGGTTTAAATCATAAACACAAAAATCTTTAGGAAAATCATCTTTAAGATTAGCTTCAGCCAAAACAGTTTTACCGGTCGACATGGTTTTTAGTTTTTTGCCTTTTTTAAATTCAATACCTTGATTGATAGTTGAAAAATTCTTTAATACGGCAAGGGTTTCATTTGATAACTTCATTTACTTCTCCATTATTTAAAAAATCAATTGTATCATGTTCATATAAAAACATCAAGCAGCACAAGGCGTGTGCCAAGTGATTTTTACCAGATTCTTGGTCAATTTGTTCTCCAGATTTCCAAGCCCAAAGATGTCGTTGAGCAGCATCAAAATACCTACGCTTAGAATCGGGAACCCATTTCCAATTATCGGGTTCATACTTCTCGGCACCAAAAGTCAGTATCTCTACTGTTGCTTTTAATGCGTTTGGTGGAATCAAACCATACTGTAATTTGCCTCCATCAAATTTGCGACCACCTGTTGTAGCCGTTTGTGATGCTCTCACAACATTGGTATCATAGTTATGATTTAACCAACTGTTTATTTTTAATTCTTCCGGCGACATCACATTTCTCCAACAAAATTAGCAACTGCTGGCATATCTCCTTGGAAGTGATAAGTGCCAATATGAGATGTTTTCATCCACGGACAAAGATAAATTTCTCCACCAATCTTGCGCCACATTTGGCAAAACATATAATCTTCTGAAAGATAACGATCAGATCCGCCACCGGTAATACTATCAGTAGTATCAATCACAGTATCAAAGTAAGCATGGATATAACGTGATCCGTCAAAGTTTGCTTGGCCAACATGGTCTGGTTTATAACGAATCATTGGATAAGCATTTTCCATTTTTTTGAACACTTCACGCTTAATTAACATAAATCCCGTGCCAATTTCTAATACGGCTAATGGCTCTGTAACCTGGAATTGTGCTGTGCCTTTAACGGGATTAAACACATAGTCACCAGTAATTTTTTCTAACATACCAGCATCAATATCTGGATTTTTTTCTACTGCTTTTTTGACAGATCGCCATTTGATGGCTTTTTTAGGATAAGGACCACCAGAAACATCTTTATCTAAAGCTAACAAAGCAATAACGTCTTGTGGATTAAAATGAATGTCTGAATCGATAAACAACATATGTGAACAATCAGACCTGTGAATAAACTCATCGACAAGATAATTTCTTGCTCGAGTAATTAAGGACTCATTAAATAAGAATGAGAACTTAATAGGAATTCCGTATTGAGTGCAAATACTTTGCAAATCTAAACACGCCTTCATGTATAAACCATGATTCATACCGCCATACATTGGTGTGGCAACGAATAGGCTTTTCTTTTGTAATTCTTCTTTTTTAATCGAGATTTCCATTTGCGCTCCAAAAATTAAATAAAAAAGAGGGACCTAAGTCCCTCCACTTACAACTTAGGCACTCAAAGAATAACCAGATTTTAAAGCAGCCTTAACCAAAGATTTGGTTGGTTTACCCATACGATAGAAAGCAACTTTCTTACCATCAACAGTTTTCTTGTTGGTGTAAATTACATGACCTTCTTGACGGAGTTCGTCAATGCGTGCTGTAACATTGGTAATGCCAAAACGGCGTTGTGCTTGTTTGACAGTAAAAGTGTTATAACCTTCTTGTTTTGACAAAGCGGCTAACATCTTTTCTTTAGCAGATAAATTCTTGCTCATAATAATACTCCATAGTAAAGTTAAAAAATCCTTGCGTAATGCAAGTTCTCACATCATATCATTATGTATGTGTGTTTGTCAAGTTAATGTGTGGTATACTTTATTAAGTACCAAATTTAATGATTTTGGCACTATCACCAACAGGATTACCATATTTGTTAACAATGGTTTCTTCTTTTGGTTTGCCACCCTTTTGAGCAACGGGATCCAAATTACATGGAAGCCAATTGTTTTTTGTCCAAGGTAAAACATTAATAATCTTTTTCAAATCTACATCGTGGCCTAATTGATTCATTACCATTTGGATCCATTCGGCTTCATCTTTTACGGCAGAATCAAATTCATCTTCCCAAGAACACCTTTGTTTTGTTAAAGCGGGTTCAGGTTGAGGTTTAGGAATATAAAATGTAAAATACACAGGCTGCCAACCATGCGTTTTTAATAATTTTTTAGAAGCTGCAAAATTTGTAATTGGATCCGCATAAGGTGGAATATAACCAATTTTTCCTGTGGTTGGATGTCCGGACATACCTTTGTATGGAATATTAAATTTCTTTGCAGCTTCAACCGTTGAATTTAAACCATTACCACAATGATATGTGGCCAAATTTGCATATTCAGATTTCCTTTCTCGAACACCTTTGTAGATTGATTTTCGTTCTTTCTTAGATTTATCTGAAGCAACCACATCAATAAATTCCATAATCTTATCTTCGGTATTAGTTAATTCTTCAAAATCAATTGCTTGTAGTGTTTGAAAAATGATATCGGTTTTTGTATGTGGATTTTTAGGAGTATGTTCTTGGTTTGAAATGTTATTAAAATATCTCCTGGACAAAGGAGAATTAAATTGATATACATCATACATCATAAACTCAATATTTAACTGTTTAATTGCTTGGTCTCTTGTGTGTCCTATAATTCCAAAATAGTGGCCAGGTTTATTGGAATCTTCAACAACAACAGGAGGATATTCGGTATGAATAAAACCATTTAAATCAAAAGAAATTTTAATTGGTGCAACGCTTTCTTGCACAACTTTTAATTCTCTCGTTTGGTCTTCCACTTTATATGTTACATTATTAACATCGATCCTTTTTCGACCAACGTGTATAATGTTTTTCAATTCGGCGGCTGGAATGTTCTTTAATGCCGGATTTTTACTTGGCGGACAATTCTTTAAAGATGTTTCTATATTTAAATCAATTTTCATTTTATTTCCTTATTTCAGGTTGTAATGTTGGTTACTACCAACACAGCGGTTCACAACAATTATCTACCAACTTGTGGTAAATATTTGGCTTTGGTTTCTTCCCAAGATAACCAAATCAAGTCATCATAGAAAAGGGTTTCATATGAAACATTATTCTTTTTCTGTAATTGCCTGATTCTACCTTTGGCATATTTGGTTTTCCAAATGTTTGCCAAAGCTTCTTCGCTGGTATCAAATGACTTTACCAGTTCCGAATCTGTAATCTCCTTACGGAGAAATTCATTAGTGTTATTGTATAGTGGACTAAAATAAATTCCACGTTGATGTTCGGTACGAATCAATTCTTTTGGTATCTGTAACTTAGAATATGCAAAATTTAAGGAACGATTCTTGTGGTCACGCTTGAGTGGAAGACCTTGTGGATTTTTGGCTTCCCACCATTCAAAATATTTACGAGTATGATTTTCTTTGATCCAATCGAATACTAATTTTTTAGTTGCTCTCGATGGTTCGAAAGCGACCGAGCCAGAAGAAAAGCCCATAGGATTCCAATGCTCAAGACCATCATACTGCGAAAGGCCCCCAGCTTTTGTTTTTCCATATAATGACGTTGTAGTAACGCCAACAAGAGTGTCGCCATATTGCCTTTTCCAATCTGCTTGAACTGTATCCGATAAACACATTAGTGCCAGTAATTTACCACCCATGTAATTATAACCAAGGGGTTGTAACGGAACGATGGTGGATCCAATTGCTGTATGATTAATCATGTGTTGCTGTGTTTTAACATCTCTCGACCATCCGATTGCATTATCTCTTGGAGTTAAGTCCAAGAAGTCAGAGGAGATACAGATAACACCAAGGTACTTACCAGTTACTTCATCAGTTAAAACATAAAATAGATTACGGCCAATGTTAGAATTATTCTTCATTGTAGAAGAAAAGGTACGAATGGCATTCCATCTTTCGGCATCAGGACCATTTGAAAGAACCATTTTAGGTTTAAGGTTTTCAAAGTCATCAGGACTTTGTGGTACCCAAAAGTTCTTTTTAACTTTATCAACCAATTTGTTTTGTTCAGGATCAACCATCTGAATATCATCACCAAATAACGTAGACACTTCTTGAACAGGATATCTTTCCTTTACCTCACACCATTTTTGATATAAAGTATACTCACGAACATCCATCTGAGAAGCATAAGTTAAGTCCTCGATGAGTTTTTCTTTCATCGATTCTTCATCAATATGTTCAAACTTTTCGACAGGATTGGCTTCTGACCATTTTTGCCATTGATTTTCTACAAATTCAATTGGTGTTGCCATTAACGGATTCTCAAATTTTTCATAATTTTATTACGCTTTTTGTTACCTTGTTCTAAAGCCATTGGCTTACATCGACTAGTATACACGATTCCATTCAAATGATCAAGCTCGTGAAGGAAACAACGAGCAGATATGCCATGATAAGTTGCCGTTCTTTTGATACCATTAAAATCTTGATATTCAACATCAATATTTGCTGGCCTTGTAATTCTTAATCCTAAGAATGGAAAAGATAAACAACCTTCAACCATGTGTGCCTCACCAGAAGAAGCCAAAATTTTTGGATTAAAAAATGCCACAAAATCATCACCAGCACCCATCACGAACACACGATGGGTAAATCCGCATTGGTTGGCAGATAGACCATAACCTTTATGAATTTTACAAGTTTCCACCAATGAGGATGCAAACTCATTTGGATTTACAGGAGGATTACTAAAATCAAAATCCGACAAAACTTGTTTTAAAACAGGATGCTTTTCTGGAACCAAATCAAAAATTGGTATTTGTTGTGTTAATGTTGAAGGATTTTTTGCTAATTCTTCCGTATTAAATTTAATGATTTCACTCATGTTGATATCCTACTAAAATTGTTATGTTTCTCAAATCGGATTACGCTCCGGAATTTATCAAATAATTGATCGCCTTTGTGTGAAATAATAAACACATTAGATTCTGTTCCCATTTCATAAATTAATTTTAAAAATTCATCAGTACCAACACCATCCAAAGAAGAATCAAACACTTCATCTAAAATCAACAAGTTGGTGTTTGTTGAATTTTTCAATTTAGCAATCTGACGCCAAGTGAATAATAGTGCCAAATCAATACGCATTTTCTCACCTTCTGAAAAATTGGAATAACTAAATTCATCACGGTGTCTACTCTTGATTGTTTCTTCAAAGGATTCATTGATGTTAAAGTTTACAAAGAAGTCCATTGCAGTCAAATACTTATTAATCAATTTATTCATAATTGGTAAATATTGTTTGATAATTTTTGTCTTAATACCAGTATCTTTTAAAAGATTACCAGCAAACTCATAATATTGTTTTTCGGTTGCCAATTGTTCTTGTTTATCCGACAATTCTAATAGTTGATCACGCAACTCTTTGAGCTTTGCATTTTCTTCTTCCAAATTATCTTTTCTATTTTTAAGTTCTTCAATTTCTCTTTGGAGTTTATTGATATATTTGTTAATAGCATTAACGGTAGAATTGTGTTTAACAATTTCGTTGTTGTGTTCGGTGATGTGTTTAATTATGCCGTGTATTTCTTCTATTCTGCTGTTTGTTTGAGCAATCTGTGTTGCAATTTCCTCAAGGCCTTGCCGTTGAGTAGTGACTTTGTTTTTTCTTTCATTGACCTGTTCGATTTTGAATTCTCCATCGATGGTTTGTTTACAGGTTGGGCAATTGTCGTGTTCTTCATAGAATGCTATGTCCTTTTCATTTTTTTTAATGTTGGTTTCAATTTTTGATTCTAACTGCAACAACTTCCTACTTTTCTTTTCTACAGAAATTTTATTTTCAATTTTTTTCTGAAGAATATCAATGTGTTTTTGGATTAATTCAATATCTTTTTGTAGAGTAAAAGTTTGATTTATATTTGTTAAAACTTCTGTTTTTTTCTTTTCAATTTCTTCATTTGATCGAGTTTTGTGGTCCTCAATACTTTGCTTCTGAAAATTAATTCTTTCGGTAGTTAAATCCATTTCATATTTGTTCTTTATGTTGGCATCTTTAATTTCAGACATTTTGGTTTTGACCAAACTATTCATTGATGAAAAGATACCAATGTCTAACAAATCTTCTATGATGGTTCTTCGGTCAGAAGGACTCAATTGCATAAAAGGAACGAAAGAAGCTGAACCAAGAATAACTACCTGAGTAAATGATTTAAAGTTTAATTTAAGAAGGTTCTTTTCTAAAATTTCTTGGTAATCTTTAGAGGCAGCATCTTGGTTGACAAGAATATCATTACAATAGATTTCAAATATATTTGGTTTAATACCACGAATAATTTTATATTGTTTTTTACCAATAGAAAATTCAATCTCAACAACACAATCTTTTTGGTTGATAGAATTTAATAGTTGTGGTTTATTGATTTTACGAAATGGTTTACCAAACAAACCAAAACACAAAGCGTCCAATATAGTGGACTTACCTGCACCATTGTTGCCAATAATGAGTGTGTTTGGAGATTTTTGAAAATTGATTTCGGTAAATGCTGCGCCGGTGCTTAAAAAATTACGCCATCTGACCTTTTGGAATATAATCATGCCTGTTCTTGGTTTAATGCCTCGACATATAGTTCACGCAATACTGTTTTTAGCCGAGAGTTGTCAATGTGTTCTTCTTTAATACCATCCACAAATTTATTAATTATTGTGACCGTATCTTCTGCTTGATCTAGTATATCATCTTCTACGCCTTCTGTCAAGTCAGTAAAGTCCTCAGCAATGGTAATATCAAGAGGACTGACGGCATACAAGTTATTCATAAACTTATCAAACAAATAAGGATTGGTTTTGTTTAATACCACAACTTTAACATAAGTATTGGTATATTTGCTTAAATTTTTATTGGTAATTTCAGTAATAGTTTGTTCACGATCATCATAAACAATACGGTGAAACATCACATTGGTATTTTTAATAAAGTCCAAAGTGCGGTCAGACAAATCAAATAAATGAAATCCTCTAGGATCATTGTAATCTTGCCAAGTGAGTTCGTATGGATTGCCGAGATAGTATATATTGTTGCTACTGGATCGATGATGAAAGTGGCCACTAAAAACCATATCAAAACGATTGAATATTGTTTGGTCTAATCCTTCATTGGAAGTCAATCCTCGATGCATTTGAAATCCAGAAATGTCCAAATGTCCCATACAAATATTGGCTGATGTGTTTTTAATTTCCAACATTGATTGTTCGTAATTTTCTGCACATATCCAAGGAAGCATACAGATATCCGTATCCTTAACGGCGATTGTTTTTGGTGAATCTATTACTTCAATATTGGTATACTCACCTAATAATAAATTAACTGAATTAACGTCATTGGTGTTTTTAAAATAGGTATCGTGATTACCTGCCAACATGAATACTTTTATTTTTTTATCATATAACTTATCAAAAAACATTTCTCGTGATCGTTTATATGAATAAAAATTTATGTATTTTCTTCGGTCAAAAGTATCACCAAGAATAAGAACGGTATCAATACCATTTGAATCTAGAACGGGAAAGAAAGTATCTCGATAAAATTTCTCATAATAATCTAAAAAATGTGTGGAGTCATTTCTTGCTCCAAAATGCTGGTCAGTTATAATTGCAATTTTCATAATCTAATTATTATATCACTCGTCTAAGAACTTTTCAATCCCTTTTGGCTTCTTTGCCACTTTTTTATTTTCTTTAGCTTCTTCATAGGTTTCAATGAATTCGGCAATATTGTCATAAAGTTCAAACTGTCGTGAGGTGCCATCTTCAAATTCTAACAATTCAAATTCATCCATAATACCCATTTGTTCTGTGGCTTTGTATTTCACATAAGTCTGTTTTTTTTCTTTTTGTATTCTACGGAGGAAAGCATAATAAATTATCTGCGTAAAGTAAGCAAAAGGATTTTTGGATTTGGTAGGATCAAAGTTGTTGAAATACATCAGGCAATTTTCAATGCCATCCGATATCATTTCATCACGATAGGTATAGTTAATAAAGTTTGGTTTATGTGATAAACCTTCTGCTATTTTCATAAAGCATTCACCAATATAATTAGGAATAGGAGGAGGTTCAGTTTTTTCTTTCTTGGCCTTCTTACATCCTTCTTTATAATCAACAAGTGCTTTTAAAAAATCAGCGTTGTTCACATATTGCTTAGGTTTTTTAGTTGTTGCCATAATTATTCATCTTTTCTTTATTTAAATATTTACCACAATATTGCTTGACTTGTGCTTGACAAAAGTATATTATCGTCTATGTCCTGCTTTCAAGATGAATACCAATATTAATGCAGTGTATCTCCATTATTTCTTAAATCTTTAAATTCACTCATAATGTTTTGCATATCATCTTCATCTATAGATTCCATTAGATTTTTTGCTTTTAACAAATCTTTAATTTTTTCCACAGTATTTAAATAATATTCACAAAAATCAACATTGGGTTCCAAAACAGAAAGAACATCTTCATTTTTAATTTCTATTTCATTTTGTTTTAATAATTGTACTGGTAACCAATGCCTCATGATTAAACCAGGACTAGCCTGACGATATTCCAAATCAAATTCCATTGGTTCTTCTAAAAGATAATGATCATTATTCATAGAAACATTGGCAATCAAATCTATCCCATTATGTAATTTGATTATTTTAATGTTATCCATTTTTTAAGCCTATTTTGTATATTTTAAAAGGAAAGCTCTCCTCATTATATATACGAACTCTTTCCACAAAATGTTTTAAAGTAAAGTTCATGTGTTTACCAACTCGCAAGTCATCCGATATATCATATAAAGTGGCTATTTCTTTTCCATCATTTTGTCGTAAACCTCTTCCAATACTTTGCAAAGTGCGTATTGTTGATTTAGTTGGCATTGCAAAAATAATGTTATGCAAATTCCTAATGTTAATTCCAGTAGAAAAAGTCCCAAAACTAGCCACAACAATAGCATTATTTTCAATCTCCATAATTCTTCTAATTTCTTCTCTGTCGGTAGTTTCAGTACCGCCATAAACAAAGAACACTTTTCTATTGCCAATCTTTTTTGTATCCTTTATCATATCATACAGGATTCTGCCATGCTTGTCAACCATTTGAAACAAAATCAAAGTATTTTTTCCTAAGCTAACCGCCAGATTTTTAATGAATTTATTTCTTGCCTCATTTGAAATGAGAAATTCAATTTCTTCTTGATATGTCGATTTTTCTTTAACTAATCGACACGATTCTTCATCATGTTTAAGGCATAAACATTTAATTTCAAATTTAGATAATTGATTTTTATCAATCAGTTCTTTTGTGGTGATTACCTTTTTAACAGGACCAAACAAACCTTCTAATACCAGTTTATGTGTTTTGGTGCCATCAAGTGTGCCTGTTAGACCAAATCGATATTTGGCATTAACACAAGCGGTTAATATAGTAGTAATCATTCCG